GCTACAGCCTGTTACCCAATCGCTGATAGTTATGGCGAATATGACACAGATATATTAGTCTGCAACACACACAATCCATTTAGACACGATATTACCCAAACAGTTAGAGAAGTATCAGAAGACGAGCTAAAAACAAATCTAGACCTTATGGAGAAAGGATTTATACTCTAATGGAAACACTAACAGACAAACAAAGATTCTTACTTGAATCACGATCCAAACATATTACACGCTTTGGCTCACAAGGCTCACTTGATTTACCAGTTGAGTATATTGATAGCCTATCAAAGTTCAAGGCTTCACATTTAATTAGTGAAATATTAAGACTAGAAGCTTTTGACAAAGATTTAGATGAATACCCACAGTTTAAGGATTTTGAATCCATTAAACACTTTGTCAATCAAGCGCTTGATGAAGATTTTGATCCTAAGAATAGCGACTTTATGAAAGGAGAAAACAAATGGACAAACAATTAAAAAACAAAGCAATAACTGTAAGTGGTAAAGATTATGTACAGGTTAAGGATAGAGTAAGTTTCTTCAACGAAGAGTACCCAAAGGGAAAAATTGAAACTAAACTAATCTCATACGCTGATGGTCTGTATATTGTTAAAGCAATAGTTACTCCAAATTGCGAAGAACCAAACAGAATATTTACAGGACTATCACAAGCTAGTAAAACTGATACAGGAACAGCCAACAAAATTGCCCCACTTGAAGTGGCGGAAACATCTGCGGTTGGTAGAGCATTGGCTTTTATGGCAATTGGAATAGTTGAATCTATTGCCTCTGCTGATGAAATTAATAAAACTAATAATCAGGTTGGCACAACTGGAACTATTACAAGAGAGCCAGTAGTAGACGATACTCTAATTCACGGGTGTAATGTACACAAAAACGATGACGGATCAAGAGTTGTAATGACCTTAGTTGCTAAGAATGGTAATTATTACCACAAAGTAAACGGGGTGGCTTGTTTTGGCAAAGGAATAATTGAAAGGAAATAATGACCGAAGACCCAACAGTTACCGAAATTAAAAAGATTATTAACTTGTTTAAGGACAAAGACTTCATAACCTCACTAGATATGGACGCAATATCAAGGTTGCAAGTATCCCTTGCTGTTCATAACGCTAGATTAGGAGAATTGGTAGCTAAGGCAGAAAAGGTATCAAAAGAGGCTACTGCTAATTACGAGTTCAAAAGAGAGGGGATATATTACGAACACCGACAGTCGGGCAAAACTGGTGCTGATTCGGACAATCTAAAAAGGATCGAAGCAGAGCCGGATAGGCAGTTTGCAATTATTTGTGAATATAACTTTAAGTTAGTGGCTAACCTTAGAAAAGATGTAATGAATTTAATTGAAGCGGTTAGGTCAAGATTGTCGCTACTTAAAGATGAGAGGAGACAAATTTCTTCTGGGGGAGGTGAGAATTAATTATGGCTATTAAAAATTTATCTATGTCCATTATTGAGAGATTTATGGACGATGTACAACTTCAAGACTTTTTGACTAAGTACAACAATAGTCGAAAGGTTGTCGGAATTGGGACTAACAGATTTGATTTTTTGTCGATTATTCCAACTGACAAGGAAAAAGAAATGTTGGAGGATTATTTAAAAGACGACAAAAGAACAATGAAAGAGATGGCAGAGTTTTACGGATTACCAGTTCAAAAATTCCGTGATACTGTCTACAACACAGCTATCCGTTTAGCTTACCAAAAATCCCGATCTAATATGGTTGGGGATTAGTTATAAATAAAAAATTTAGAAAGAAGGCTAAAAAGGTCGGTTGTTAGTATTAGAGCGGGGTGCGTATTAGCTATACAACGCACACAATAATATTGGGGGTTGCAAAACCCCCATAAGGGGTATATAATCAAATTATGCAAAGTCTAAAAAACATCAAATCTAAGCCTGTAGGCAGACCACCAAAAATGATTAAGCCAAAAGGTTACAAGTATTCTAAAAGGAATACAGTTGTATTTATTATCCTACACCCGCTAAACGCTCTCTACAGCCCTCTGATGAGGAAATAGTCGCATATATAAGGTCTAAGGATTGGGACGATTCTACAGCCATTAAGGTCGCCAAGAGTGAGAACTTTTTTAATCTGAATAATAGTTTTGATTGTAACCGCAGAGGATTAGATAACTCTGATGGTACACACGATCGAGGAATTTTCCAACTTAATACTATTCACAAACACATATCAGACGCAGACGCTTATGACTGTTTCAAAAATATTGATTGGGCTTACGAGATTTACAAGGCTAGGGGCAACTGGTCTGCTTGGAGTGCTTACTTAAATAATTCATATTTAGCACATTCAGATACACTATGAAAACATACGAAAAGGTCAAAATAATTCTCCAAGAGACACCATTTACTAGGAATAGTGATAATGAATTGTTTTGGGAATATGCTAGACGCAGAGGCATGACACTTGATGGCACAATATCTAAAGAGGATTTTATGCATATTAGGTTTGAGACTCTTAGACGCTGTAGACAGCAGATTCAGAAGTCACACCCTGAACTTAGAGGATCTAACTACAAATTAAGACACAAAAAAGCTAGTGAATATCCGGTATTTTTAGAGGAAGACGGACAATCAAGAATGATATGAAAGAGTTTTTAATTGCAACTATCGTAATGTCACTAATTACAGCAGTATTTTGCTATTTAGCTGTAACCATTATTGATTTTTGGATTGATTGGTCTAACAGAAAAAAAGATCAAGAACTAATAGAGGATTATAAAAGATTATGAAAGAAGACAAAATAGAAAAAAAAATTACTGTGCTAAAAATTAGGCTAGATTTGTTAAGAGACATCATAAAAATACAGGGGAATATGATTGAAATGATGGCAGACGCTTTAGAGGCAAATGGCATAATGCCAAATACTAAAGGTCAATTAGAAGAACGAGAGACAAAGAATTAAAAGAATACAAAATTATAAGAAAAAAGGAGGTTAAGATGGATAGAATTTATGAGTTCTCTAAAAAGGGACTAAAGGTTGGAGATATTGTGGTTGATACAAGTGGATATAAAGCCAAAATTATTGATGTGCTAGAGAATAGTTTTGCTAAGAGTTACTGGGATGACCTTAATAGTGGCTGTAATTGGTATCAATTCAACTATGCTATTAAATGTAACTGGACTATCGAACAACCAGCCAAACCCAAATCTAAAGATCTACTAAAAAAGATAGCAGAGGCTAAGAAGTTTCTTAAAGAACAGGGAGAATTATGAAAACACACAAAACCAAAATGATACCACCCATACTATCGTTAAGATGGAGGCTAACAAAATATTTACTTAAAATGGCTTTTTCAATGTTTATTGGAACTTTGCCACTTAATGCAGAATTAAGAGGTTTGACTTTGACTTATATAATCAAACTTAAAGTTGCAAAGAAGAGTAAAAAAATATCCCTATGAAACCTAAAATTAAAAGAACTAAACAGCCTGATGAGATAGAGTATAGAGGTAACTGGGAGAGAGGAGAAAAGTATAAATCGTTTACTGGTGAGAATATTTTTATACAGGGTAATTTTAATAAATTAAATGTAGCCATAACTGCTAGGAAAGCTAGGTCTTTGTGGCTTACACTTACCCTCCCCGAAGCCGAAGAACTAGCCGAAATATTACCTAAGTTTTTGGAGGAGATGGAGAGGACAAAATGATAGATTATTTATTAAACACAAGTATCTTACAGAAGATACGAAATCAATGGTTGGAGGAATTATTTATTGCTCAAGTCGAATACGACCAACTAGTTTTTTGTTGTAATCGTAAGGAGTCACAGAAAAAACTAGAAGATGTCAACGACTTAGAAGAAAAATTAAAATTCTTAGATAAATACCTTGAAAAATCTAAACTTTTAGATTTGAGATACAAGAAAGAGGAAAAAGAATGAAACCAATAGAGCCACTTGATAGTTTCGCTGAATATCCATCAGAGTTAGATCTTAGAACAAATGAAGATATTGTCTATGCAATTCATTTTTTAACTGAAAAAGTAAACGAAATAATTGAAGCCTTAAACAAGAAAGAGGAAAAAGAATGACACAATTAAACTCACACCAGTTTGAAGAAGTATATAAATGGTTGGGTATCAATTTGGATACTCTCGGCTGTATTATGCTTGATTTAGAGCCAATTAGTATTGATCACTGGATTGGACAAGATAGTCGAACTTCTTATTTAACAGGCTTTCCTCTTCATCACACAAAGAATAAAGACAGATTTTGGATTAACGGCTGGGTGGCAAAAGAAACCCCGCATATTACTCTCTTATATGGCTTACTTGAAAGCGGTAAAAACCTTGAGCCACACATAGAAAAAGTTTTAGACGGTTGGAAAATCGAGTTTGTTGAAATAGAAGATATTGGTTATTTTGAAAGCCCTTATCCTGATGAGCCTTATTATTGCATTGTAGCCCACATCAAACCCACCCCAGAGCTGATTGAGGGGCATCAGAGGCTTGAGTTTTTACCGCATATCAATACATTTGCTGGATATAAAGCCCATTTTACTTTGGCTTATATAAAGAAAAACGAAAGAGTGAGAGATGATTTCATAAATGACTTAAAAAAAGAGTTTGTTGGTAAAAAGTTAAAGGTTAAAGAAAAAATAAATTTAGGTAAATAGAATGACACCACAAACCTTAGTCTTTATCGCACCTCTATTTCTCGGATTGAAAAAGATGGCTATTTACCCTCGCTGAGTTTTTTAATAAGAGTTGCTGAAGTTTTAGGTAAAAATATTGAGGTTAAAATAAAATAAAAAAGGAGTAAGGATATGAAATTATTTATTGATGATATTAGAAATGCACCCGATGACAGTTGGGTGGTTGCAAGGACTGTAACTAGTGCTATAAGGGCAATTAGCCAGTTTGGTAATGAGATTGAGACTATATCTTTAGACCACGATATTTCACACCAAGTAGCAATTGGAAAATTATCAAGACCATACCCTTGCGATGAGTGTTTTTGTGCGGTTGCTTATTTTATTAAGGAATTTTATGGCAGAGCGTTATTGGAGGGCTTACTAAGCCAACCAAAAATAGTAATTCATACTTCAAACCCTGCGGGTGGTAAAGAAATGGCGGTTATTTTAGGAGGCGATTTTAAGATTGAATATAAACTTGCTGGTATAGCTAATAGATTAGAAATGGAATTATGAAAAACAAATCTAACAAGGAGATAATTGGAGGCAAGACAAGTAAGACTTGGGAAGAAGAGTTGCAAGATTATAAGTGTACTGGCTACGCCTGTCCCCACGAAACTGCTGATGACCATTACATTGTTGACAAAGCCTTTATCCAACAACTCCTCGACCAAAAGGAAAGGGAGGTAATAGATAAGATTAAATATCACTTTGAAACTATGGTATTTGATGCAACGGTAATAAATGTGCCAAAAGAGGCGTCAGAGCAATATATAGATAAAATAATGGAGTTCAGGAGAGAACAAAGTAAATATTTATCTAATCTCAAATCAGAGGGGAAATGAAAGAGAAAATATATTTATTATTGCAGGTACACTACTTGCTTTATGGATTGGGTACTATCTTGCTGATGGCTGGTTTTCTGCTAAATATCAAACACCAACAGCCTTTAGAGATACTACACCGGCTAAGATAGTTAAGCCAAAAGTAGATACACAAGTAAGCCTTGATAGCATTAAAGAGGCTTTTATCGACGGTTGTAGCCCAGACGGTCTTGATAGGGAATTTTGTGGTTGTGGGTTTGATTATATAGTTAGAATTAAGGGTGTAGATTGGATTGGAATAGAGGGTACTAAATACAACACAACTGGACAAATGTCTGATGAGTTCGCAAGAGTAGCCCTAAAAGCGTCTGAGGCTTGCCTCTAATATGTTAAAAGTGTTTGTCTGCATTATTCTAGTCATATTAATAATAAGTGTGATACTTGTTATTCACACAGCTAAAAAAATGCTAGATATTGCAGACGAATATAATAAGTAAAGATGAAAAAGTTTATAATATGAGTGATAATATGGATATATCAAAAATACACCTCAATCCCGACAATCCTAGAATAATAAAAGACGAGAAGTTTAAGAAACTTTGCAACTCAATTAAAGATTTCCCTAAAATGTTAGAGCTACGACCTATCATTGTCGATTCAGACGGTATGATATTAGGCGGAAATATGCGTTTTAAGGCATTACAACACCTGAAGATGGACATTAAGCCCGAATGGGTAAAAGAGGGTGTTTTAACCGATGATGAAAAGCGTAGATTCATCGTTGAGGATAATGTTGGATTTGGAGAATGGGACTGGGATGCGTTGGCTAATGAGTACGACAAACAGGAGCTAGAGGATTGGGGATTAGATGTGGATAATTGGGACGAGGAATATGGAGAGGAATTTAGTTTACCCGACGGTGAGAAAACACCATTTCAACAAATGACATTTACGTTAGCCGATGAACAGGCTGAACTAATTAACGACGCATTGGCTAAGGCTAAAAATCTAAACCTAGAAACCTACGACAACGAAAACTCAAACGGTAATGCCCTATATTGGATAGTAAAACAATGGATGTTAAAGAAATAAGGGTTAAGGTTATTCCCTCTAAAATAGCCAACGATTTTATGCGTAAACACCACTATAGCGGTAAGGTTGTGCCTAATAGTAAATTACATTTAGGTTGTTTTTATAAAAATGTGTTACACGGGGTTCTAAGTTACGGTTCATCCCTAGATAAATCAAAAACCATTGGACTAGTGGGTGGTACGAAATGGAACGAATTTCTCGAACTAAACAGAATGGCGTTTGATGATGTCCTACCCAAGAATAGTGAATCTAGGTGTTTATCGGTTTCTCTTAAAATGATTAAAAAATATGCACCTCACGTAAAATGGATCATATCTTTTGCGGATGGCACACAGTCGGGCGATGGAACGATATATCGTGCTAGTGGTTTTAATTTGACCGACATTAGGACAAACAAAAATACAGTTAAACTCCCCAATGGATTAGTAATTCACAAAATGACCCTAGAATCTAGCCCTACAACGCCACGGGCAGAGCTAGGTGGCAAATCCTACTACGATATTACGGGCGGTAATTATAATTTTAAGAAATATGCTGAATTCGTTGGTGGTAAGGTCTTAGTCGGCTACCAACTCCGTTATATATATTTAATAGACAAAACAGTTAGGCTAACCGTCCCCGTTTTACCGTATACTAAAATAGACGAAATGGGTGCGGGTATGTATCGGGGTAGTAAAATAACCGTAGCAGAAAGGCATCGTGCGTTTGAGGTGTAGACAGCGACATATTGGGCTTCCAGCTCAAAGAGGGAGGTGCAATTCCTACCCAGACGCTCCAAAAAAAACTTATGAATAAAAAATCTAGTAACCTAGTTAGGAAACTTCCAAACCCCACAGGTAAGGGTGGGTTTCAGGAACGTCCTCAGGACATTAATCGTAATGGTACGTGGAATCCTAAAATGACATTTAGCCACCAATACAAACGATTTCTTAATATGCCTGTTGAGGAGTTTAGGCTGTGGCAGAAAAATACTAAGGACACCGAAAAAACTATGGTTGAGGAATTAGCATATATAGCTGTATTTAAGGCTAGGACTGAATTTAAGGAACGACAGGAGGTTACTAATAGAACAGAAGGTATGCCTCAACAAAAGACAGATTTAACATCAGGTGGTAAACCAATACCACTCTTAACAAACTTGAATGTATCAAATAACGACAGCAACGAGGAAATTATCGAATCTTAATAAAAGGATAAAAGGTGTTGCTGGTGGGACTTCTGCTGGTAAGACTGTATCTATTGTTCAGATACTTATTCACAAGTCCCAAACAGACCAGACACCCAAACTAACTTCAATAACATCTGAATCAATGCCACACCTTAAGAGAGGTGCTATGCGTGATTTTTTAGAGATAATGAAGACACATAATTATTTCGATGATAAGAGGTGGAATAAGTCGGACTTTACATATATATTTGAAACAGGGTCGAAAATAGAATTTTTTTCCTTAGATATGCCACACAAGGTTAGAGGTCCAAGACGAGACAGACTATTTATCAATGAAGCAAACAATATACCCCAAGAAACATTTGACCAATTAGAGGTTAGGACTAAAGAGGAAATATGGCTTGACTGGAATCCGGTTGCAGAGTTTTGGTGGTACACAGAAATAATGGGTAAGCGTGATGTTGATTTTATAATACTTACTTACAAAGACAACGAGGGACTATCAAAGGAAATTATAGATTCGATTGAATCCCGAAAGGCTAACAAGCTATGGTGGCAAGTATACGGACTAGGAGAGCTTGGAGAGGCAGAAGGTAGGGTATACAAGGATTGGAAGACTATTGACGATATACCACACGAGGCAAGGCTTGAAAGGTATGGATTGGATTTTGGATATTCTAACGATCCAGCGGCTATTGTAGCGGTGTATTACTACAATGGTGGGTATATTGTTGATGAGATAGCTTACCGTAAAGGATTATCTAATAAACAATTAGCAGACATAATCAACAACCAACCACAAGCCCTAGTGATAGCCGATAGTGCAGAGCCAAAGTCGATTGATGAAATATCTGAATATGGCGTAAGTATTATTGCTTCAACTAAAGGTCAAGGAAGCCTATTGCAAGGTATACAGTTTGTACAAAATCAACGCATATCCGTAACTAAGAGAAGTCTTAATATTTTAAAAGAATATCGCAACCATTTGTGGCAGACAGACAAAGAGGGTAAAATTATAAATGTGCCAGAACCAATCTATGATCATACTCTCGACGCTATTAGGTACGCTATTGTTAGCCTTAGAGCGGTAGACGGAGATGAGGACTTACCAGATGATACATACTGGGTAAATCAACTTTAATGAATACAGAACTGTCCATAACCGAGAAGAATGTTTTACCCCATACGGATATTGAAAGGGATATCCAAGAGAGACAAAATGGATTATTTACTTTTACCTTAAGAATTAACAACGGGCAAATAGTTGATTATAATATAATGGAATATATCGATGGCAATAAATACCTTAGCCTTAAATCAATTACTCTCGAAGAATATACCATTACACGCAATAGTGGCTCACGAGGTTAATCAAACACCTTACGGTACTATTACCTTTAATGTTGTACTCCAAAGTGGCGTAGCAAGGTTAGAAACCTTGAATATCGTTAAAAATAAAAGAAAAAGGTATAATAGTAATAGTAAAGTCTAAAGTAGCTATTTTTGCACCACTAAGACGCAGTTAAAACTGTGTCTTTTTTTATGTCAATTTATGTCAGAAACTAAACAAACCGAAACAACTAAAAACATCATTTTTCAGCGTAAGACCGCAGCAGAGGCGTATATGTCAACTAAGCGGGAGATGTTTGATAAGGTTGAGCAACTATTTCACAACACACTTAACGATTCAGTATCGGCCAAATCAAAATCACAAGTATTTGACCCAAAATTATCAACACTAACTATCGAGCGAGGGTATAGGGTTATGGCTCAACTCCCTACAGGCAAAATTAAGGCTATATCCAAGAACGACTTAGGATCGGGCAAATTAATGGAGCTAATTATGGATAAGTATGTTGTGCCTAATGCTAAAGCTCAGTTTGATTTCCTTACTAAACTAAGAATGGCGGACATATATTCCAATGTGTACGGAAGTTTTTTTGTAATGATTGATTGGGATATTAAGGCTAATGGATATATTGGTCCGGATATGTGGTTGCTTAATATTAGAGATGTATTTCCACAAGTCGGCGCAGTATCTTTAGAAGATAGTGATTATGTAATTGTCAGAACTTGGAAGCCACTATCTTACTTTGAGGGGTTAGCTAAACAAAAAGGGTTTAAGAACATACCCCAAATAGTTGCCAAACTAAAGCAAAAGGCTGGATCTAAAGATACTAGAGACACTAACTCAACCTCTCAAAGAGAAACCACACAATATCCAGAGGCTACAAGTGCCAACAAATCAGGGTTTTATGAAGTATTAACTCAATACGAAAGAGATACTTGGACTGACTATTGTGTAGATGCTGACTTAGAGTTTAGAAGTATTAAAAACCCTCACGATAACGGAGAGCTACCTCTGGTATGTAAGTACTCTATTCCATTACTTGATGACTATATGGGTATGGGAGACTTTGAGCGAGGTGCAAGTATGCAAATGGCTATTAACTCTAATTGGAATCTGTACTTTGACGGTATTAAGACCTCAATGTTTCCACCAATATTAGTAAACAAGACTAACATTGCCTCAATGTCTTCAATCAAATGGGGACCAGCAGAGAAATGGTTAGTTAGAAACCAAATCAACAACTCTGTTCAGCCACTACAGCTTAACCCTAAAGGTATTGAAACCTTTAATAATACCTATCAGGTGGCTAACTCGGCTCTGATGAATATGTTTGGTACTTCTGACACCTCCACAAGCTCTCAGGTTGACCCTGGAATGGGTAAAACACCACAGGCACTTAAAATGCAGGCAAATAGAGAGAACACTAGAGACAATGCTGACAGATTCTATATGGAGATGTTTTTGAAGCAGGTTATGACCAAAATGGTCAACTTAATCTCTAAAAAACAGTCCAAAGCTATTGTTATCCGAATGTTTGATGAGGAGATTCAGGAACTAGAACGAACTTATCCTGAAATTAGAGAGCTGTTTGATGATAAGACTGGAAAATTAAAGATTAACACCTCTAAGACTGGATCTACGCTGTTCGACTACGAAATGGTATCAGGCTCAACCTTTGCTGCTGACAAGAACTCTCAACAGGAGAACCTATCAATGCTTATGAATATGTTTATGAAAGCACAGACCCCACAAGGCAACCTAATGACCGCACAGCTTGGCCAAGAGGGTTTTGAATTTAAGTTTGGGGAAATACTTAAAAGATTAATTGCTAATACAGGTATTCAGGATTGGGACAAAATCTTAGTAGAACGCACTGAAGATGAGCAAGGCGAGGAGATACTTAACCAAAATGAACAGATGTTTATGCAAGCCGCTCAACAAATGATGCAACAGGGTGCAGGACAACCGGATATGAACGCAATACCACCTCAGCCACAGCAAATGCCACAAGAACAACCAATAATGTAATGAAAGACGAATCAGCTATCAAACCAAGTTCTATATTTAATAATCTAGCTAGTTTCCAACAAGAAACACAGGAATCAGCAGAAACTATTAGCGATGAAGAAAAAGCCATTGCAACACTATCTAATACAGCCGGCTGGAAAGCCCTGAAAGGATTTATAGAATCAGTCAGTAGTGATTTAGACAATATTAACGCTACAGCTATTGAAAATGGTGCTAGCTTTGAAGAATTAGGCAGAAATGTATTAGTGGTTAATTTGACTAAAAATGTTATTCAAAGAATATTAAATAAAGTTGAAGATTGTAAAGAAGCCTCTGAAAAATCAGATGGAACTCTCGCAAATGAAACAAGATGAAGAAGAAACAAAAGACGACAGTATTATTGAAGATTTGGACTTTAATAAGCCGGATTTTGTTTATAAGCCGGAAGCTAATCACGGCTGGAAACAAAGGGGGCCTTATCTTATTTGTACGGAATGTGTTGTCGAACACGGGGCGTGGATCGGGACGGATAAGTTGCTCACTGGGTTTGACGAGCAGGGAAGTCCGATTTTTAAGACAAGGCAAGAGTTAGGTATGGAATGAATATCTGAGCCTTAGTTAAGACTCGGATATTTGAGCCATATAGACTCAAAGGTAAGCTCACACCAACCTTACTGGTGCGTATCACTGGAGGAGGTGAGAATTATTAACAACGAAGATATGGCGTTAAATGAAAGTGATGTAAACACTATTGACGAATCGCCAGCGTTAGAACAAACAACTGAGGAAGTAGCAGAACAAGAAGCGGAGGTTGAATCGACGGAAACAGCCGAAACAGAAAGCGAAGTTACTGAAACAGACGGCAGTTCCAAAAAAGGAGCTAATCAGCGTATTAGGGAGTTAGCTAATAAAGCTAAACAGGCAGAGCTTGAAAAAGAGGCTTTAGCATCAAGACTAGCGGAGCTTACAGGTTCAGATGAACCTATTGGGGTTATGCCTCAACAGTATCAACCGCAAGTAGAACCTGGCACAGAGATTAGTCCAGAACAGTACCAAGCAGATATTATGCGAGCAGCTGATAGTTTGGTATCAATCAGGATTAAGCAACAGGATGCAATCAACAGGATCAATCGAGAAGCTGAACAATCTATTAAAGCTTTTCCACAGCTCGACCCTACATCTGAGAACTTCGACAAGGAATTGTCAGACACTATTGCAGAAGCTACGGAGGCTTATGTTAAGCAGAACCCGTACTCAGCATCAGTTTATAAATTTGTCGAAAAACTGATGAAACCCTACAACAGGGCAGTAGAAAACGGTGTCAGTCAAGTAACCGAGAATGTCGCAAAGCAAGTATCGGAAGCTGCTCTAAGACCGACACAGGTTAGACAAACAGAGAAATCATTACAGGATATGACTCCTGAAGAGCTAGAACAAAAACTTGGCATAGTTCAGGCATAACCTAGAGACTTTGCAGATAAGCAACCAACTTAGAAAGGATGGTGAATATATAAAATATGGCAGTACAAGGACAAGGAATTAGCGGTGCAACAAACGCTAACACTTCTGGATCACTAAGTCCCGAAGTCTCAACCTATTACGAAAAAGTCTTCCTAAGCCGTGCAGAATACGAATTGGTCTTAAAAGAAGGATCACAGAGTAGAACACACCCAGCTAACGAAGGCCGAACAGTCAACTTCACGAGGTATGAACCTCTAACGATTATGACTACTCCTTTAGGAGAGGCTTCAAACCCTGTAACCTGTGGAATAACAGCCTGTACCGTATCTATGACATTGTCAGAGTATGGTATTACAGTTCCAACTTCCAGAATGCTCTCAGTAGTTTCTATTGACAGTAATATGAAAGAAAAAATTGAATTGGTTGGACAAAATATGGGAGAAACCATTAACAGACTCGTTCGTGCTGAATTAGAAAGCGGAACAGCCTATTACGGTAACAACCATACAGTCCACACTTTCGCAGCTGGGGATACTCTTGACGCTTGTGATATCAGAATTATGACAAGAACATTAGAGTTGAACAAAGCTATGAAGTATCAGGACGGACTATTCATTGGTAAAACAGACCCTTACTCAAAGTACAACCTTATCGGAGACACTACTTGGGTCAACGGTAAAACCTACTCTGATATAAAGGATCTTTACACCGGTGAAATGGGAGAATTGTACGGAGTACGATGGCTTTTGAACAAAGATGTTTCATCTGGAACAGAAGCCTCCTCATTAGCCGCTTCAACTGTAGTTAGGTTTTACACCTATGTACACGGAGCTAACGCTTTTGGAACTTACGACCTCGCACAAGACGCACCTAAACTGTACATCTTGCCAAACATTGTGGACTCCAACTCACCTGCAGGTCGAATTTCGATGGTATCGTGGGCTGGTAGCTACGCAACAAAGATACTCAACTCAAACTGGGTTCTTTCAGCAAGATTCGCAGCCGCTTAATATTAGGGTGGGTTTTTCAAGTTCCCACCCTTTTAAGCATTTAATATAAAAACTATGGCACTAGATAAAGCAAGACAAAAAGACATCAAAGAACTATCTGACGGTTGGAAGAACGCAACCGATAATGTAATGCGTGGAAATATCAAAAAAGCCTTAGAGAAGATTAAAGAAGAACAAAAGGACTCAAAGATAACTAGCTATAGACATTCACTTGTAGAAGCTAGACTTAAAATGAATGACGGTAAGGTTAGAGATATATCTGAAAGCCTAATTGACTATGATAAATCAGGTAGAAGTAGCAGAAGTTATGCTTTTAGTTTTCCTAAAGGATTTTGGGGGGAAGATAAATGAGTACATCAGTAATTAGAACACCAGTCGAAACAACAACGGACAGCCTACCAGAGGGCAAAGAATCGTCTTCACACTCTGTAGTTAATGTGGAACCGCCATACTTAGATTACGAGGCTAAAAGTGGCAAACCCTACACCGCTGAATACTTTGAGTTAGGAGATAATTGGAATGACAAAATGGGAGGGTTTTCCACAGAGTTATCCACAATTAACAAATATATTGAGGATAAGGTCAAGTCGGGTGATATTGGTAATAGTATTGAAGCTGTAAAGAGAGAGATTAAAAGTTTAGAGAAAATAAATAACCTTAAAGGAGAAGAAAGACCAGTCGTTAAGATTGAAATACTATCGGCATATATAGAATTTTTGAATAAAAAACTGAATATAAAAACTAACCTATTACATTATGGCAATAAATAAGCCAGTTGCTCAAAATAAATATACTGAACAGAATACTGATAATTCATCGTTTGATGAGGACTTTGGTATAAGGCTGGTTGAGCCTGTAGGCTATGACGGTGTTAATCTACAACGACTTAATGCTTCAAATATGGCTGTTAAGGTTACAGTCAGCGGTACAACCACATATTTAGCCTTAGCCGCACCTGGTACAGCTGAAGCCACCGCTAAGTGGCAGGCTAGAAAAATAGACACCAGTAGTGGAGTTATAATAACGTGGGCAGACGGTAATTCTGATTTTGATAATGTCGCAAGCGATTTAACAGCATTAACTTATTCATAATATGGCAATTATTGTAGACAGATATATAGGATCGAATGGAGAGGTTTTGTTGCCTACAACTGTTACGGCAGATAATACAAGCGATTTGCTTTCTCTATCAGGTGTCTATTACAAAGTACAAACAACAGAGGTGGTATCTATTGAAGCTGGTAATCCAATGGGGCTATTATTAACCCTTACTTATCCAGCAACACCATAAAAAAAATACAAGAAAACCTTTATAATTAACTTATGGCAGACACAGCAATCGCAATAACCGCAGGTACAGGCACAAATATAGATACTCGAACAGAGGGTACTAATGGCAACCACAGACAAGTTGTTGTCTTGGGCGATCCTGCAACAAATGCAGGAGTAGCACCAGTTGATGCAACGGCAGGATTAAAAGTTGATTTGGGTGCAGATAATGATATTACAGGTACAGTTACCGCAAACTTAGGAGCAACTGACAATGCAGTACTAGACGCTATTGAAGCAGATACTACAACGCTTGCGGGCGCAGTAGCAGGTACTGAAATGCAAGTTGATATTGTTACTTCCGCTTTACCATCGGGAGCCGCAACTAGCGCTAAACAGGATACTCAAATAACAGCAGAGCAGGCGATACAAACCTCAGTTGAACTTATAGACGATGCTATACGAGCAGAAGATGTGGCAAGTGGAGATGGACATAAAGGTGTTGTAATGATGGCTGTTAGACAAGATACTCCAGCAAACACCTCAGCAACCGATGGGGATTATGAAATGCCAAAGATGTCAGCAGGTCGTATGTGGGTAGATGCCTCAGGTAAAACACTTACGGTTGATGGATCAGGAGTAACTCAACCAGTTTCAAATGCAGGGCTTACAGAGCTTGCAGCCGCAATTAACTCTTCAAAAGTCGATGTGAATATCGTTTCTTCGGACGTTGCTACGGGTGGTACAAGTGCAGCGGACGATGCTGATTTTACCGCAGGCACAACAACAGGCACTCCAGCTCAAGGAGTATATGAATCAACTCCGACTTCGGTAACTGATGGAGATTTGGGAACAGTGGGTATTACCTCTGGTCGTAGACTTAAAACCTCAGCAACTATAGACGCAGCACTTCCAGCAGGTACAAATGCTATAGGTAAACTTTCTGCAAACAGTGGTGTTGATATAGGAGATGTGGATATCACAAGTATTGCAGCAGGAGATAATAACATTGGGAATGTAGATATAGCTTCAATAGCGGCTGGAGATAATAATATAGGTAATGTTGATGTTGTTACTTTGCCAGATGTAACAAATGCGGGCACTTTTGCTGTGCAAGTAGATGGTGCGGCACTAACATCCCTACAACTTATTGACGACGCTATTTTTGTAGACGACACCGCAACCCATTCAACAGGCTCAACTAAAGGTATAGGCATAATGGCTGCTGCTACTCCGACAGACACATCTATTAATGCAAACGATATTGGAATGGTTGGAATGACCACTGATCGCAAACTTCACGTAGCTGTTATGGATGCACTTCCCGCAGGAACAGCAGCAATTGGTAAACTAGCCGCAAACTCAGGCGTAGATATTGGTGATATAGATGTAACCTCAGTTGTTCCAGGCACAGGAGCTACAAACTTAGGTAAAGCTGAAGACGCAGGGCACACTACAGGAGATGTGGGTGTGTTTAATCTTGGAGTTCGGGTAGACAGTCCAAATGTGGCTCTAACAAACACAAATGCAGATTATTCTCCAATAACGACCAACAAGCTTGGTTCACTACGAACTGCCGCTCTAGAAGATGATTTGGCAACCGCAGCAACTACTCATACCTACAAGTATTACACTAACGCTGGTGCAGTTACGGATGGCATTATTTGGTCACCTGCTGCAGGGAAAAGGTGGTTTTTGACTTCGTTAACTATCAATGTTTCGGCTGCTGCTACAGTAACAATTGAAGATGATGTTGCCGCTGGTGATGTCGTGCGATTCAAGTTTGAACTCGCAGCTAACTCTGGTGTATCTATTCCAATGCCTATCCCAATGTTTAGCGGAGAAGACGCAGCTGATTTACTTGTTACTACCACTGCAGGAAATGTTTACATAACCTGTGTTGGCTATGAAATCTAAATATGGCAACCACAGTTAGGGCTTCTAGCCAAAATAGTGCAACAACTGGAACTGCTGCCTCTGTAGCAGCCCCAACTGGGACAACAACAGGGGATGTTGTAGTTATCGCCGTTCACTTTAACCAACAAACCACAATCGCAGATAATAATGGGGCTACCCCATTTACAGCTGATTTATCCAACTACAAACCGAATACATCATCAGGACATACTGTTTCAATATTTAGTAGGCGAATACAAGTTGGAGATCCAACAACATTTAATTTTACCGGTGGTGCCTCAGGTAGGTGGTCTATTATTGCTGTTACTTTCCAAAATCCCCACGCAACGGATATTTATGATGTTACTCCAAGTACAACTAACGCCGATAACTTAGATTCACCCCCTGGTTCAAGTGGTGCTACTGCACCAGACATAACCACTACTACAGATAATGCTATTCATTGTGCTTTAGCATTTATTGATGCGTCTATAGATGATTTTACTGGTTGGCCTAGTGGTTATACTGTTCAACAGTCAGTAGATAATAACCAAGGACAAACATTTACTACTAAGGTTATTACCCCCGCTGGTGCTACTGGCGAACAAACGTTTACACACAACGGAAGTGGAACCGCTTTTATTGGACTTTCGTTTGCGGTTAAAGATATTGGTGGTTCTACATCAGTTAAGGATATGATTTCAGGTTTTATACCGTTTGCTAGATAAAGTTGGTTTGTGAGATAATAATTATAGGAATTTAAGGAATGAATTACGGAACAGGACTATCAGGTTTTCTAGGATCGCACTTGTCTAAGAAATTAGATATTATTGGTATCCCCCACGATAAAATCCCCACTACACAAATTAAACAACTTGATAACTTCTTTTTCTTGTCTGCTTATGGCAATATGGCTTTTCACACTCAAGATGAGAAGATAATCAAAGCTAATATTACAGACTTAGTTGATATTATCCTTTCAGTTTCTAAACTTAATTTTAAGTCTTTTGTTTACATATCCACATCATCAGTCAACCTAAAGAACCAGACAATGTACTCTCGAACTAAAAAAGCAGGGGAAGAGATATTACTCTCGTTTATGGAGAAGTATCACTTACCAATAGCAATTATTAGACCTTTTAGTATTACAGGGGTTGGAGAGCAGAAAGAACATTTAATACCAACGCTTATTCGTTCTTGTTACACAGGCGAACAGGTAAACTTTGTACAAGAACCAGTACACGACTTTATTGATGTTGATGATGTAGTAGACGGAATAATTAACCTATCTCAAAACTCTGCTAGAGGAATATTCGAGTTAGGATCAGGTAAACAATATAGTAACTCTCAAGTATTAGATATTGTTGAAAAAGTAACCGGTAAAAAGGCTAATATTAACTTTGTACCTAAACTTCGTGATTATGACTCCGAGAACTGGGTATCAACCAATTTTAAGTCTAGGGGGTGGGGATGGATGCCTACTAAGTCACTAGAACAAAGCATTACAGAAATGGTGGAGGCATATAATGACTGATTTAGAGCGCAGAGTAATTGACATATCCCACAAACACAAACTATCGCATTTAGGGTCAGTATTAACCGCACTACCTATTATTCATCAGATTTACAAGGTTAAAAAGATAAACGAACCATTTATCAATAGTTCTGCCCATAACTCGCTGGCTTTATATGTAGTTTTAGAGAAGTTTGAGTTTAAGGATGCAGAGAAACTACTAGAGAAACACGGTGTGCATTGCAATCGTGATATAAAAGACGGTATTTGGGCCTCAGGCGGTTCTTTGGGACACGGTATAGGTATAGCTGTAGGTATGGCTCTTGCTGATCGTTCTAGGAATGTTTATGTCTTACTATCTGACGGAGAGTGTGCGGAGGGTTCAGTTTGGGAAGCATTAAGAATTGCTAGCGAACAACGACTTGAGAATCTTAGAGTTACGGTCAATGCTAACGGTTGGGGTGCTTACGGTCCTATTGATTCAGATTTGCTTGACTTAAGACTACAATACTTCTACCCATCACTCTTAGTTAAAACTAATCTATTAGACTGGCCTGAATGGCTACAAGGACAGCAAGCTCACTATCACACAATGACCGATGAAGAATACAATGATTTAATTAAATATGAAAAGAAGTAGTCCACACCCATCACAACGAGGTACATTTTTCTGGCATCTATACGATGAGGTAGAGAAGAATAAGAATGTGGTTGTTCTGACAGGCGATTTGGGGTTTGGAATGTTAGACGATATTAAGGCTGACTTCCCTAATCAGTTTGTTAATTGCGGAGCTAGCGAGCAAACAATGATGGATATTGCAGTTGGATTGGCACAATCAGGAAAGATACCATTTGTCTATTCCATAACACCATTCTTAATTAGGAGAGCTTACGAGACTATTAAGCTATATATTGACCACGAAGATTTGCCTGTTAAGTTAATTGGTGGTGGTAGAGACGATGACTACAAACACGATGGTTTTAGCCACGACGCAACTGATATTAAAGAATTACTAGACACTTGCCCAAACATTGAACAGTTTTATCCAAAAGATATTGAAGCCACACAAAATTTGGTTAAATATGCAGTATCTAGCGATAAACCATTATTTATAAGTCTTAGAAGATAAAATGAAAAAAACAGAGAGTAAGGTAGAGTTAGGCGGGTTGTTCTACCCAACCAAAGATACAAGTGGTAACGATATACCATTTGATAATTTATTTATTCCATACATATATCGTGAGATATATTTTGAGGGTGTATATGTGGACATATTGAATGGTCAAAAAGATATGGTCATTGTTGATGTTGGAGCCAATATCGGTATTACCGTTGACCACTTTAGAAAACACGCTAAGAGGGTTATTGCGGTTGAGCCATCAAGCGAACACTTTACAGCTTTGGCTAAAAACAAAGAGTTTAACAAGTGGGATAATGTCGAACTTTACAATGTTGCATTGTCTGACAAAGACGGAGAGGCTACTCTTTCACATCACGCTGATAATCGCACTTGTAATTCAATTACCAACAACTACGGCGGGGATACTGAAACAGTCGAGACAATGGGTATGGACACCTTGTTTGAGAAAGCCGGTATTGATGAAGTTGACTTTATGAAGTTTGACCCAGAGGGTGCAGAAGAACTCATCCTTTACTCGGAAGGGTTTAGAAAAGTTGCTCCAAAGATTAAATCCATTGAGTGTGAATTTCATCACAACAATTGGATGAATATTGTTAGATATATGGAGGGACTAGGATACAAAGGTAGAAGGTACGAAAGCTCGGCTATTATCGTCTTGTTCACTCGATGAAAAAACCTGTAGTTTTTTTCACATTCGTTTCGGATAACTACTACTATCCGGTTGGAACTCACAAAATGATAACCTCGTTTAAGAGGTTTCATCCAGATATTGACTTGGTAGTATTTCGCCAAGCTGATGTGGATAGAATATTCAAAGAGAAAGACCTTAACTTCTACAACGCCAAGCCAACCTTTGCAAAGCTCTTAACAGACAAATATGACCTTGTGGTTAACATAGATGCGGATACTGTCGTTACGGGGCGATTAGAGGCTATATTAGCCGATGATTATGAGGTGGGTAGTGTGCTTAACCTTAATGACTACGAAAATACCTTTGTTGGAGATGTAACCAAAAAAATGTATCTCAATGCTGGACTTATCGCTTCAAGAAACCCTAAGTTCTGGGATATATGGGAAGAAGCCAATAAACAGGCAATGATATACAAGTGTAAAGAAAACGACACAATGAACCTCGTTATTTATAACGACCCAGAGGTTAAGGCTATGAAATTAAAGATATTCGACAAAGACAAGGACTATTATGGGTGTAAGTCTCTTAATAGAGAGCCAGAGTTCTATGTTGAAAAGGACGAGTTATTTTGTCGAGGGGAAAAGGTAAAACTTTATCATCACGCTAAGGGAGGATCTGCATTACCAAAGCTACAATTTGAAGAAATGGGATTTACTCCATCAGTTATTGATTGGTTAAACAAAGTATCAATGCAAGGTTATACAACGGAGGTTTATGCGTCCTTATAGTATCTTCACACCACCATTTGATATCACATCGGGTGGTATTAGAGTTATGTATGGGTTGTATGGGTGGTTACTAGCTAAAGGGCAAATAGTACACCTTAACGCTCAATATAATAATACCTCTGATTTTGTGGCTATATACCCAGAGATACAAGATGGTAACCCTGCCGGAGCTGATACGGTTGTTAGATATATTCTTAATAAACCAGGAAGAATTGAGGCGGTTTGGTCTGACGGTACGGTAAAGACTGGCCCAACCGACTTTAGAGAGAATGACAAGTTATATTACTTTTCACGATTATTTGGGGATACAGACGAAGATCATTACTTGTTCTTGCCGATACTTAACACACACTTATTCAAAGAACAGGGCAAAAAGAGAACTAAGATAGCCTATTTTGTCGGTAAGGGTATGCACTATTTTAAGCCTGAGGATATCAACAAACACCCTAAAGACGCCATATTAATTGACAGAAATGTAGCTGATGACCAGCAGAAATTAGCAGACTTGTTAAATGAGTGCGAAGTACTATACTGTTACGACCCTGTAACAGCTATGACTGAGTTAGCTAGATTGTGTGGGGTAAGAATTGTACAAATACCGTCTATATATACCAAAGAAGAATTTAGCCAATATGAACCCACACTTAATGGTATATCGTGGGGAGAAGATGAGGGGATAAAACTAGATACTGTAAAATTTACCAAACACTATAAAGATATGATTGACCAATTTAGTAAAAAATTAGATAAGTTTATTGAGGATACTCAAAAATGAAAAAGATTAAAATATTTGCAGTTCCATCTCACGGCAACGAAGAACGGGTACAAGCGGTTGATTTTGCTCGAATAATCCAACCAATGAAATTTTTGAACGGGTACTCTGACAAGGAAGTTGAATTTGAAGTTAAAATATTTGATATTGATGCTGTGAAACTAACAGCGAAAATAAGCAAAGAGGAACAATCAAAATTAGGTTTCGATTGGGAAACTGTGGCTAAAAACTACGATATTGTTTATTTTAATTATATGGCTAATCCGTGGCAATTTGCGGCTATGGGGGCAATGGTTAGAAAATATAATAAGATAATCGTCTTAGATGTTGATGACGCTCTTTGGAATGTTTTACCAGACAATCTTTCCGCCTATGAGGCTTGGAAACCCGGCTCAGACAATATTAGAAATTTTAACTCTATTTGTAACGAAGTTGATTATATAACTGTTACCAACAGATATCTTAAAAATGTTGTTCTGAACAATACTACTAAGTCAGCGGATAGAGTAATAATATTCCCAAACTATGTTGATTTAGACCTTTACTCTCACAGGTCAGAATTTAAAGATGATGGGAAAATCCAGCTAACACATTTTGGATCGGGTACACACTTCATATCCCTAGAAGAAAAAGAGTTTGTATCGGGAATTGATAGAGTAATGAAAGAATACCCAAATGTTACTTTTAAAACTGTTGGTGCGCACAAATCTAAGTTTAAAATGAAATGGGGCAAAAGATATAACCACGCTTTCGGGTCAATAGATATATATGACTGGGTAAAAAATTTCTTTCCTAAATATATGGACGAAACGGACATTATGGTTGTGCCTCTAACGGACAATATTTACAATCGTGCCAAAAGCAGTATTAAATTTATTGAGAGTGCTAGTGCTAAAAAGCCCGGTGTTTGGCAGAATATTAGACAATATCAAGAAGTTATTAAAGATGGAGAAAATGGGTTTTTAGCTAAAACAGCTAAAGAGTGGCACGAATCTATTAAAGCTCTAATTGACGATGCATATTTTAGACGCAAAGCTGGAGAAGCAGCGTTTAAGACTATGGAGGATAATTGGCAGATGAAAGACCACACAATAGATTATGCAGATTTTTTCAAGTCTATATTGACTAGATAATTAGTATGGCTTAAAATATAGATAGTCTATCGAAGTACAATGTTACTTCCACGACACGGAGCTAGTAGCTTGCGTGTCTTTTTTTTTAATTAAAACTTATGGCAGATTTATGGGGAGCGATACCAGGAGTTAGTTTTGTACAAGGAGTTTCTAGCCTTTTTAAAGAAAACCCTTTTCAGATGTCTACGGCTTATGCGGCGGGGCCTAATTATCCAGCTGGAGATACTATAAACAATTATTTAAGTGGGCAAGGTAATCCTGTGCCTAATCCTTTTGGAAACCCAGTTAATGGTGGAACTACAAATACTGGTGCAGCTAAAGGTGTTAATACAACAAATAGCACAACTACTAATGGTGGCAGTTTTACCCCTCAGCCAGTAAATAACAATCCTCAACCGTCAGGCCCATCTCAAGAAGAATTAACTAGACAACGATATGAAGCCCAGATTAGAGGCCAAATTGACTCTGGATACAATGACTATTTTGCACAGCTAGATGATATGTTTAACAATGGGCTACCCTCACAAAAGGCAGCACAAGAAAACATTGCTCAAAGCCAGTACAATCAAGGCGTAAACACTCTAGGCAACCAAAAGACTGAGGGATTAAACGCTCTTGGTCAGCAAAGAGTAAAAGCAGAAGATCAGCAAGTTAAAACCTTAAGAGATATATCTAACAATATTCGTAATTCTATGCAAGCTGGTAATATCTATCTCGGTACTCGTGGCGCAGGGGATTCTTCGGCCGCTAATCAATATGCCTATGCCCTAACCAAAATGGGGACACAGCAAAGAGGCGATGTAATGAACCAGACAGGACAGATTATGAACGATATTGGAGCTAGAGAAACTAATCTCAGAAACATATTTGATACTGAAAGCAGAAATCTTGAAGAAGCTAAAAATCAGAAAATTAACGAGGTTGCGGTATGGTTTGCTGACGCACAGAATCAATTAAGACAAGCTAAGGCTAACGGACAACTTAGGAAGTCTCAGGATTTACAAGCACTAACTACTAATTTATTCAATCAGGCTATGCAAGAGCTAAACAATGTAAGACAATATGCTCAACAGAGACAAGGTATGCTTGAAAGCTGGGCTGCTTCAAACGCTTCAAATATTCAGCAATTAAAAGCTAATATGTCTCAAGTAGGAGCATTCCAAGCACCAGGAGTTAACTACACAGCTTTTGATGGTAGACCTAACACTAGCGCACCAAACACTACTACACCATATTATCCAGGCGCTCAAATTGGTGGACAAGACGACACAAAACAGAGTAACAGTATATTCCCCGCCAATGGTTATCCCTGGAACTTTCAGTAATGAAAGGGGTAGCAAATGAATCTCCTAGACATCGGGAATAATGTTCGCAACTTCCTAAGACAGAAAGCATTAGATGTGGGGTTCAAACCCTTAAAAGACAACTCGCTTGGTGCTAATTTGCGTGGTATTGGTCAAGCTGGTCAAATTTCAACTAATTTTGCTCAAAAACAAGTTAATAATTTTGCTCAACCTGCATACAATATTCCCATAGCTGGTGGATTAGTCAAAGGAATAATCAATCAGCCATTTAATTACGCCTCATCAGGCGCACAATTTTTACAAAATCCGAATGTTAAAACAGGATCGTCGTTCTTGGGGCAAGGATTAAACACTGCTTCAATGTTTGTAGCTCCTACGGGGCTAAGTTTCAAAGCAGGCCAAAGAGTATTACCTCAAATCCCTAATATGGCTAAAAATTCGTTTCTAAAGATTGGTTTACCTGCTGGAGCAGGTGGTGCATTAGATACTTATAGTAAGGGCGGTAATGCTAAAGATATTTTAGGTAGCTTTGCGTTTAACACAGCGGTAGGAGGTGGGGCAGGTATTGGCTTTCCACTAGCAGGTAGAGGTATCAAAAATACTTTTAATGGTTTGCGACCTAGTCCCAAGCCAGTACTTATGCCAAGAAATAATCCATTTATAGCTAACTTAGGAATAAAAGACAGGCCATTAGAAGTTAACCCTAATCTTCCCGGGCGAAACTATGGTACTAAGCCCACTCCAAAGAAACTAATGGAGGGCAGAGATATTAACTTGCTTGACGAGCTTTTTGACAAAAATATTAGGAAAGAAATTGGTCGAAATTCGACCACCAACCAACTAGCTCAACTAATGGATAGATACTTCACTAAGGCTGAGATTGACAAGCTTCCCAAAAATGACAATGCGTGGAGAAAAGCACTTGCTAAGAGAGCTAACCAAACAGAGAGCTATTTTGACAACAAAGCAAGAAATACTAATCAATCTTTCTTAAAGATTGGTAATCCAGCAGAAAAACAGCGAGGTTTTGTATCTTCCGTTAAAGAATCTAAAAATGTAACTAAGCCCACTAAAAACATAACTATTGGTGGTTATACACAAAAGACTAATGACAGTTTAATGGGCGAAGCTAAATCATTGTTAAATGAGGGTGCAAAAATTGATTTTTCTAAAGTTAAAAATGTAGATCAAAAAGTAGCAGCAACAATTCAAGAAGCATTAAACCTTGATGGAGCAGGCAAGCACGATGAGGCAGCCACACTATTTAACAATCTTGCTAGATATGGTACAGAACTGGGTCGTGGCGTACAAGCGTTTAATATGCTCGACAAAATGAGTCCAGAGGCTATTACCAAATCAGCAGCTAGGACTATCCAAAAATATAATGAGACAGCTATACGCAAGATACCTGAACTAACTGGTCCTCAACAGAAACTTATATCTGGAGCAGTTGAAAGAATTAGAGGTATGAAAGATGGTAGAGAAAAGAATTTAGCAATTAACGACCTACAAAATACTATCAACTCTTTTGTTCCGTCAACTCTTGTGGATAAAGCTATTACTGTCTGGAAAGCTGGACTACTAACATCACTTAGAACCCACGAAAGAAACTTACTAGGTAATACTGTTATGCAAGCATCAGAAGCAATCAAAAACCCTATAGCCGCTGGGGCAGACGCTTTAATGTCAACATTTACAGGACAAAGAACAAAAACAGCCACAACTAGAGGACTACAAGACGCATTTTCAAAACAAACAAGACAACAATTTGTAGACAAGGCAAGACTAGGATTTGATCCGTCAAATGATATGGCTGGATTCGATGTTAGAAAAGTAAACTGGAACACTAAAAACCCAGTTGAGGTTGTACTTAAAAAATATACCAACGCTGTATTTAACACATTAAGTGCCTCTGACACCCCATTTTTTAATGCCTCATTCGCCAACTCACTTTATGACCAAGCTGGAGCAATAGCTAAAAATAGCGGTAAGAGTGGGGATAAAAAGTTCATTGAATCTCTTGTTAAATCTCCAACCGCAGAAATGCTGACACAAGCCACAAAAGACGCACAATACGCCACATTTAAGGACAAAAATGTTTTATCTGGTGTGGCTGGAAATATTAAGCGCAAACTTGCAGAACAAGGAGGATTAAAAGGAGAAGCTGGGAAGATAATTGGAGAACTAACAATGCCATTTACAGGCGTACCAAGCTCGGTTATTGCCAAAACAGTTGCTTACTCTCCATTAGGATTAATTAAGGGTGCTGTTACTACGGGTAGGGTAATATCTGGACAAGTTCCTGAATTACAACGCCAAGCATCAGAAGAAATTGCAAGAGGGGTATTGGGTACAGGGCTGTTTGGATTAGGCTCGTATCTAATGTCTAAGGGTTTAATGACAGGACAACCAAAAGACTCTAAAGAAGCTGACCAGTGGGCTATTGAGGGCAAACAGGCTAACTCTATACTAATTGGCGGTAAGTGGCGTGGTATTAACTCTGTTGGGCCTCAAAGCCTTGTTCTACTTGCGGGGTCTAAATACAATGAAGAAATGAATGACCCAGAGGGTGGTTTTGGTTCGTTTGCAACCAAACTGGGTAAAGACCAACTAGGACAGACCTTTGTACAAGGAATGTCTGCTCCAATTAACGCCATAACTGACCCAAATAGATATGGCAAATCTTATGTTGGAAATACAGTATCGTCTGTCGTGCCAAACATTGTTAAAGATATTGCAAAATCTCAAGATAAATATGCAAGGGAAACCAATACGACTATCGACTATCTAAAACAAAGTACTCCATTACTTCGTAATACGCTTTTACCCCGCAGGACTAATATTGGCGATGTTATTCCTCAAGAGCCAACAGGTGCGGGTGCTTTCCTAGACATTTTTAATTCTAAAACACCTATTAAAAACAAGGTTGTCGATGAATTAGCAAGACTTAACAATGTTGGTTTTGAAGCAACCCCAAGCAAGATGAAAAAAGACCAAACAATTCAAGGAGTGAAGAAAACCTTGACACCACAAGAGCTAGATACTCTTGAAGCACAAACTGGCCCAGTACTTAACGAAACACTAAACAGGCTAGTTGAGAGTGAATATTACAAAAACTTAGATGACGAGGCTAAATCTAAAGCCATAGACAAAGTTGTTACTGATATTAGAAGAAAAGTAAAAGGATCTATTAACTTAAGCGGCAACACGCTTGGAGATATCAATACAGAAATTACTCAAACTAAAGCTCCAACTGTTGGACAATACGAAATTTTTAATCCTGAAACTAATAAAATTAAAACTATTGATATAGAAACACCAATTGAGAAACCTGTACTAACAGGTAATACAGCTCTGGACAAGAAACTAATATCTAAATTTAACAGCAAACTAACCAGTCGGGCTAATGATATTGTGGCTTTGTATGAAGACGGCCAAATTGACGGTAAAACAGCGGAGTCTGAACTGACCAAACTTACTACCCTTAAGTTGTCGACAGGTAAAAGTAAAAAAGGCAAGAAAGGCAAAAAGATTACTATTAAGAAAATAGCTGGAGCTAGAAAAATCACTAATATTAAGATTGGAAAATCATCTAGTCTCAAACCTATTAAGATTAAGAAACTAAAACTAAAGAGCGCTAAAAAAATTAAAAAGGTTGGGAATATTAAAATAGCTAACTATAAACTTCCAAAAATTAAGATTAGTTAAAAAATGGTACAATTAATTAAGTCTTATACTTAAAAGAATACTAAGTCGGGCGCAGTTTAATAGCTGTGCTTTTTTTATGCAATTATGGCAGTAATTATATCAACTCTCGATAACGCAATAACCTATCTCAATACGCTTTATAATGCGTCTAGCACTGCACCAACTTCAGGCGAAGAAGATTATACGGTCTGGACTTCACTGTTTAATATAGCTATAAATTTATGGGAATCAGAGACCGAATTGTGGGCAGAGTTAATCCAAAGTCTAGCTGATGCAGCCGATGGTACTAAAACCACAACTGCTGGTACTTACAGTTATGCTCTACCAACACTATTTAAGTTCCCTCTGTCTGGTTATGTCTGGCTAGGCTCAAATACCAACAAAACAGCTTACAAAGTTATTAAAGTACAGGAAAAACAACTACACGAAAACGATACCGACAGGTGGTGTTATTTCTTAAATGGATACCTCTATTTCAATCCAAACTGTACTATCCCCGACTCATTAACAATTAATTATCATTTTTACAAAGAAGCTACTAAGCTGACAACGGGTAGTGACACTTTTGAGATGTCTGACCCAATGTTTGCTGTTTACTATGCACTATCTGAATTAAAGAAAGAGGAGGGCGACGCAACTGCTCTATCAATTACCAATCAAAAACTAGAGATTATGAAAGACAGAAATGAAATGCCCGCTTGGTTTCAAGCTGACAATCTTCTGAATAATGTAGAAGACGGATTTGGAATCTAATGCGAATAGCAGCAGGGGCTAAATCACCAGCTAAAGAGGTTTTAATCGATATATCCGACTTTAAGGGCGGTAGTAATAATCTAATTGATGAGGCTCGTATGCCTACACAGTTCGCTGTATCTAGTGAAAATATGATACAGGTGCAAGACGGTCTATGGAAAACTAAATGGGGAACTACATATTATGGTGCAACTTGGGACGCTAACCCCGATGGTGCTTCTGAATTTGTTAAATCTGATGGAACTACGGAACTGATAGTTATTGCCAATGGTAAGGCTTACAGGTCAACAAATGGCGGATCAGCAACTGAGATAACTGGTGCAACTTTTACAGTTGGTACTAAATGCTATTTTATGCAGATAGCTGGTTATCTATATATTGCCAATGGTACTGACAATCTTGCTAGATATGACGGTTCTGTATTAACAACTTACTCGTCTTTATCGGCTCCCGCTAACTTAGTAGGTGCAAGGGTAGCTTCGGGACTCTCAAGTGGTACATATACTTACTACGCAGAAGTTACAGCTCTTAATGATGTTGGGGAAACAGTAGGCTCAACAGAAGCCTCTATTACGGTTAATAAATCAAGAGACGCTTGGGTAGCTGCAACTGATAAGGGTATAACTTGGTCTTGGGACGCTGTAGTTGGAGCAACACGGTATCAACTATATATATCCGAAGAAACAGGACAAGAAGTTCTACTAACCTCGATACCCGCTGGAACTGTTAGCTTTACCGATGACGGAACACTACAAACTAATGATCTTGTTGTGCCACCGCTATCTAATACCACTAATGCGCCTAAGTTCATATCAATGTGTATATCTGATAACAGGATATGGGCGACTAATGATTCAACCAATATGTATACGGTTTATTGGTCGGGTACTGGGCAACAAATGGGTAAGTTTTCTGACTTTTATGGCGGTGGATATATTAACCTTGAAAGGGGTGGTAGGGAATTACCTGTTGCGGTCAAACACTATCAATCTGGTTCTGGACAAGGCCGTGCAACTGTCCTGTGTCGTACTCCAGACGGTAAGGGTGCAGTTTGGCAGATATCTATTGATTCTTTAACAGTTGGGGATACAACTTTTGCCGTGCCAACTGCTGCCAAAATTGTTGGTTCGTTCGGGACTGAATCAGTTAACGGGGTGGTACAAACTACTAACGATATTGCCTTTCCTAACCGTAAGGGCTGGTTTTCTCTAGGAGCAAGACCTAACTATTACGGATTACTTAGAACAGCCGAAAATAGCTCTAATATCCGACCATATTGGCGTAGTTTAATTGGCAGTCAAATATCTGGAATATGTGCATATTTCTATGACGCAAAAATCTTCATATCCGTTCCTCAATCAACAACCGGTAATGACCGTATAATTGTTTATGATACCGAAAGAAGCAACTGGGCTTGTGATTGGTCTGGTGGAGCCAAACAGTTTTTGGAGTATACCGACACAGATAATAAGACTCACTTTTTGTTTATTCCCACAACAGGCACAAGATTAATTGAATTATCTGAAAATACCTTAAACGACCTAGGTACGGCTTTTAACCAAACATATATTTCTCCACTAATCCCTGTGTCTAAAACCAAAACCGACATTCTTAATCTTAGAGAGGCTATTGTTGAGTTGGGTAGACCAAGAGGCGTAGTTAAATTCCAAATATTAGGAATCGGGAAAGATAGTACTTTTGCAACTTTGGCCACCAAAACAATCACATCTTTTGGTGCTACTACTGGTGTTGGGTCAGATTTAGCAGGAGACTTTTTTGCAACATCAACTAACGACAACTCATCGGGCGGTGCAGGGTCGTGGGCGGTTTACTTTACCGCCACCCCATCGGTATTTACTCAGGCCACAGTTAAAGCAGCTATTAGAAAACGAGCTAAAGTATACGCAATTCAATTTAAAGTTTATTCAACTACAGCAGACACAGATTTTACTATTTTAAGTTTACAGGCTAAAGGTAGGCTTCTACCAAGAAGATTGCCGAGTCAATGGGTTAATTAGAATAATGTATAATATATCTATATCCTATACTTACAAGAATACTAAGTCGGACACGGTGTTAAAATCGTGTCTTTTTTAATGTAAAAATATGGCAGCAGCAAACACAGATTTATTAAGAAAATACTCCCGCAGGTGGGTTGGCCAAATTGGAGCCGGTGGTGTCGCAGACGCTTCCGTTACTACTATTCCTTTATCTTCAACGACAAACTTGGCTACCGACACTGCGGTTACCGTTGTAATTGACAGAGTTGACTCGTCTGGAACGTCAACGCCATCACTTGAGGAAACTGTTATCGGTGTAGTATCGGGTTCTAATTTAGTAACTTGTACGAGAGGTGTCGAAGGTACGGCTCAAGCTCACTCTGCGGGTGCGGTTGTAGAAGTGTTGGTAACCAGTGACGCATTAAACGATATGATTGACCATTTGTTGGTCGGACACACACAATTAGGCGCACATATTGCCTCATTACCATTAACCACCCCAAAAATAACCACTGCTATTCACGACGCAAACGGTAATGAAGTTATTAAAACCCCCGCAACTAGTAGTGCGGTCAACGAAATTACAGTTACTAATTCAATAACCGCTTGTGATGTTTTAATTAGTGCTACAGGCGGAGACACAGATATAAGTTTAAGAGTACACCCTAAAGGTTCTGGAAAACTGAAACTCGGTACAGCTAATCTTGAGTGGCCCAATGCTGATGGATCTTCTAATCAAATATTAAAAACTGATGGTTCAGGAGTTTTAAGCTTTGGTGATTCTGGAAGTACAGACGGTTGGACTTCATCGTCAGATACTTGGACCTACGCCTCATCTACTACATTTACTATTGCAGGAGTGGACAGAACTGCCATATTTACAAAAGGTACAAGACTAAAACTTACCCAAACAACTGCTAAATATTTTGTAGTTGTATCGTCAACATTTTCAACTAATACTACAGTTACGGTTACGGGTGGTACTGACTACACTATTGCTAATGCCGCCATAACATCGCCCTACTATTCGTATGAGGCTAGTCCTGTGGGGTATCCTGGAACTTTTGCATATACACCAACTGTTACATCAGAGGGCGGTACATTTACC